ACGGGATCAATCGGCACAACGGGCGCAACCGGACCGAGCGGCGGCCCAACGGGTGCAACGGGACCGACAGGCGCAACGGGACCGACAGGCGCAACGGGTGCAACCGGACCGACCGGCGCGAGCGGCGCAGCGGGCGCAACGGGCGCAGTCGGTGCGGCTGGTGCGGCTGGTGCGGCTGGTGCGGCTGGTGCGGCTGGTGCCCAAGGGCCACAAGGTATACAGGGACCTGCTGGCCCGGGTACTGCCGATACGGCTTCGCTTAGTACGAACGGCTATCTGAAAAATGGCACCACGGGTGTCATCGTCCAGTGGGGGACTGCTACAGCCAGCAGTGCGGGCGTCTCTATCACATTTCCAATAGCGTTTCCGAATGCTTGTTTTGGCGTTACCGCAAGTTCGTACTCCAACGTAACGGCTATCGTCTCTCCTCAAAGTGTCACAACAAGTGGATTTAAGGCATTGTCAGGAGCATCGAACAATATATACTGGCACGCAATTGGTTATTAATCAAAGGGAAAGTCCTCATGAAGGTCGGCAAGAAGGGCGCAAGCGCCGGGAAGTAATCTGCTATGGCTGGTCCGTAGAGGTTCGGGCGGATATGGAATGATTAAAATAACCGAACATTACGCCCCATAAGACCTTTACATGGGGCGCGGCAAATGCTCCAACTCTCGGTGCGGCCGGTCAGGTCAAGTTCACAGTGTCATAAAGGAAGTCCCCAATGCGTTTCCATGTGCTCGGCATCCCCCATACGGTCACCACGCCGGAGTATTCCACTTGCGCCTTCACGCAGAAAGTTGTGAAGCTCTGTACAATGCTTTACGGGGAGGGCCACGAAGTCATCCACTATGGGCACGCGGAGTCGAAGGTCGAATGTACCGAGAGTGTTACAGTGACGACTGATGCCGATCTTAAAGCTTCCTACGGCGAGCACGATTGGAAGAAGATGGGTTGGCCGCCGTTCCAGCAATCCGATCCGGTCTACGCGATCTTCTACAAGAACGCGATTGCCGCTATCAAAGAGCGGCAGAAGCCGGGCGATATGCTTCTTTGCTCGTTCGGGAATTTGCATCAGCCGGTCGCCGATGCGATCCCCACATTGACGGCCGTCGAGCCGGGCATCGGGTATCCAAGTGAGCCCTTCGCCAAGTACCGGGTTTTCGAGTCGTATGCGGTCCTGCACGCGTATCAGGGCCAGAAGGCAATCGAAAATGCCAGCAACAGTTTTTGGTACGATGCGGTGATCCCCAACAGTTTCGACCTAAAGCAATTCAAGTTTCAGCAAAAGAAGGAAGATTACTTCTTGTTTTTGGGCCGCATCAACGGCGGCAAGGGCGCGCATATAGTGAGACAACTAGCCGACGCGACCAACAGTAACATCGTGGTGGCGGGCGCTGGAGACTATTCGTTCTTCAAAGGGTGCAAGCACGCCGTCATGGCGGGCGTTGTCGGACCGGAACTGCGGCAGCAACTCTTGTCCAAAGCGAAAGCCGTCCTGTGTCCTTCGACTTTCCTTGAGCCGTTCTGCGGCGTGCAGATCGAGGCGATGCTCTCAGGCACTCCGGTTATCTCGTCCGATTGGGGAGCATTTGCGGAGTACAATATCCACGGTCAGACCGGGTATCGTTGCAGGACATTCGAGCACTTTATTTGGGCCGCAAAGAACATTGAAAAAATCTACCCCGACTCGTGCCGAGCATGGGGCGTGAATTTCTCGCTAGAGAAAATTGCGCCGCGCTACACTGAGTATCTCACGTCGGTGCAGGATGTCATCAGCGGGAAGGGCTGGTACACAGAGCGTCCCGACCGGACATCTCTCCACGTCACCAACTGAGGCCAGCCATGGCATCTCTCATATTCGATCTTACGAAGCGTGTTACCAAGGCAGAGAATACCTTGGCGACTAAGCTGCAAGTCGCGGCGTTGACAAAAGATAGGGACGAGGTTGCGTTGCTTATGGCAAACCCGACGATCAAAAAACTGTTCAAGCGTGGCGTGCTCAAGGTAGATCGCATGGTTCTAAGTTTCGACGGCGAGGATCACGAACTTGGCTGACGTATCGGGTGAGGCCCGCGACCCACACGGCCGCTGGACGGTTGGTGCGGGCGGCAAGGTTGAGCCGGTTGTCGATCCTCGTGTGACGGCTGTCGGCGGCGACGAGTGGAATAAGCAAACCGCCATTCGGCTTGAGAACGAGTATGCGGCGGTGCGGCCGGACCTTGACAAGCTTGTGCAGGCTGCGGTGGGCGCTCCGGAAGGGGTAAAATCGGACGAGGACAACGAGGAGGGACAGGAGCCAGACGAGGACGACGAAGAACAAGAGTCGGTCCCCGACGAATGGGATGCTCTCTCGAACAGCGATCAAGAGGCTGCGGCAGAACATTACAAAGATAGTCATATAGACTCCGAATTGGAGAGTGAGAAAGATAACTGGTTAAAAAACGATGGTCCGGCCGAAGCCGCGCAATTAGTTGCAGAGGATGACGATTGGAAAGCCGAACAGTTGACGGATTATCTCGCGGAGCGGATCAAGAACGGAGAGGATCGCATTCCCTACACGGCACAGCAATTACACGACGCGATAAGTCTCAACTTTGACCGCGACAATGCGTTAGGTTCTTCATTATCGGCTATGCAGAAAGTTGACGAGAAGGCGAAAGAGGAGAGTGATAAGTATCTCGGTATCACGTTCGACGATGACAAGCTGCAAGAGCCGACAGGGGGAGTTGTTTCCAAAGATCAAATGACCTTCCCCGGTATCGAGGAAAAGAACCCGGCCGCCGCGCTCACCCAAGAAATGCGTGATGACATCTCGGATTGGATGCGTACTGAATTTTGGGAGGAGGCGGACAAGAAGTCCCCCGAGCCACCGGATTATCTTGAGGAGTCAGCCAAGGAATACGTGTCATCGGGTTGGAATGACATGAGCGACGAATATAAGTTTGATTACGTGAAGAACGACATGAGCATTCTTGAAAACTATGAGAAGGCGGAGAGCGGAAAGACCAAGGGCGAGGAGGCGCTCGGCCCGATGCAGATGCCTTCCAAATTCGATCCGATGAACGAGACCAGCGGCCAGAACTACAAGGACACGCAACGGCTCGCGAAATACTTATCTGATCATCGCGCCGCACAAATTATGGCACAGCGCGGAATAGTCATCCCTAATCCTAAAATCGCGCAGGGTACACTCAGCGAAGTGCCGCCAAAAGTGAACCCGTCTCTCGCGGATATTCAGCACGTTGATGACAAGCTGTGGTCCGGCTGGAAGGGAAGCTCGACCGGCAATGAGGGCCGCATCCTGCAAGTCGCCGCCGCCGACGAACTTGGTGGTCGCCTTCGCAGCGAGCTTAAGCCCGGAATGTCATCCGCAGTAAACTCAGACGAGTATAAGGCGTTCGTGAAAAGCGATGTTGCGAAAGATGGCACCTTGGATGAATTTCTCGGCGCATTGAAGTCGAGTAGCGATCCGATTGGCATGGCGAATGCCGTCAAGTACGATCCCGATATGTCGTATGAGCAAAAACAGCAAGCTCAAATAATTCTGGAGAGAGTAGGATCGCAGGTTCTCAAAGGTGAAACGGTCACAGTCGGGGATCATCAGGAATTTACTCGCTTGCCAGACGTGAATATCCTGCGCAACGGTGCAGCGTCGATGACGCTCGATCACGGCGTAGCGAATGGATGGTCGGGTACGCCTCTCAAGGCAGCGCAGATCACACGCGAGGAAGCGGTTGCGGAAGCTAACGAAAATTTCGCGAGCATCGGCGGCTACGAAGGCGTCAAAGCGGCGATCCGGGCGAAGTGGGAGACGACTCAGTATTTACTCGACCGTGCGGAGATGCCGATTGTACAAGCCTATCGCGGAATTTCGATGGCGCACTCGATTGCGGGCGCGGGTAAGACTCCAGTTCTCAAAGGTGCGGCCTATGCTGAGAACGTAGCTGTTGGAGAAGCCAAGATAGCAGATGCCGTTTCCGCAGATACGTCTGCTAATAGTGCGAACCTTAATCCAGAGGAAGAAGCCGCACTATCTAGTAAGTACGGTTCGCCCGTAGATTTGCATAGCCATCTTGCGGATGCAAAAGTGAACGGCCCCCTATCACTCGCCGAAGCCAAGATCAAGATTGGTATGAATTTGAAAGGACCGGATGTGGCGGCCGTGCAAAAGGCTTATGGCTCCACTGAGAACGCGAAGAAACTTTTTGGCCTAGAGGCCACCGGAGGAGTGGGGACCATCATCAAGTCGGGACAGGGCAACGAACCTACTAAGATAACAAATAGGCCGCAGGTCAGCCGCATCGTGCTTCGCGCCGAATTGCCGCGCACTGCGGTGCTCTCGGTTCCGGCTTATGGGATCAATGTGCACTCGGAGCGTGAGGTTGTCGTCACGGGGGGCGGCTGGAAAGGATGGGACGCGTGGTCAGGTCAGTCCCCGAAATTCTCAGAGGTCCCGATGCCCGGTCAAACGATTTCGACGTTTGCCGACAAGCCGCAAACGCCAACCGATTTGAAGGCAATTGATACAGCGGCGAATGAGGCATACGATTGGTCAACACACACGCTCAAAGTCAACGTAACACCTGAGCAACAAGCTGGCATAGATAAGTGGAAGGCGGACCAAGACATCGTTGCGAAGTACAAGAAAACAATTCCTAAGAGTCAACAGCTATGACTTTTGACATCGACATAGGGCACAACGGAGGCCCGCACTGGCTTTCTCTCGAAGGCAAAGGCGGACGCGCTGGCATCCGTGCCAAGCACCGCGCGCTATGGGAGGCGAAGCATCCTCGTCAACGCATACCTATGAGCGCGGTGACCAAGGCGCGTCTGGATCGCATCAGCGATCACCAACTCTATCCGATCATGATCCCGGTTCGGCGCAAGCGGCTGACTCCGCATAATGCGGCCGTTCATGGTTTTGCCGTCGCCATCAAGGAAGCCGAAAAGCATCGCCGCACGCTGAAACGTCGGTTCGGCTATAACGACCAGCAAATCGGCACCATGGCGTTGATCCACAATTCCAGAAAAAGAACCCCTTGACCTGAGCGGTCAAACGTGGTTAATGCCTCGGGATCAACCCCCCGGGAGCCACTATGCAGTCCCCCTCAGTCAATGTCATCGGTGGCGCGGTCGCTGTCGTCGCTCTTGCGGCGCTGTTCTATTTCGGTCTGCCCCGGCAGACTCCAGCCCCCGCCCCCTTACCCTCCGTAGTATCAAAGGTTGTACCCGCGCCCGCACCGGCAGTCGTGTTGAAGCCCGTGCTTGTGCCGCCTCCGAAGCCTGTCCCGGAGGTAAAGCCGCCGCTTAAGTTTCGCACGGTGCCAACGATGAATTGCGATTGGGTGCCCGAAGTCGAGCGTACCTACTCTAAGGACCAAATTGTTTCCGCAGCCGAAGGGTATGGGGCATCCCCCGATCAGCTTTCGGCATTGCGTGCTTGTTTGAAATAAAAAGGATCATGGGATCGCTTTAGCGAGATGGCTCGCGGAAGAAATCGAGGAGTAACGACGATGCAGGTAAAGCTCAAAACCATTTACGACAAGCAAGAGGACATCCCCGAAGGCTTCGGTGATCTTTACACTCAAAAAGGCGAGAAGTTCGAGTTGACCGCCGTCGAGGGTGTCAAGACTCCGGCCGACGTGGATCGTGTCCAGTCCGCGCTCACCAAAGAACGCAACGATCACAAGATCGTTCGTGAGAAGCTTCAATTATTCGGCGATGTCGATCCTGCATCGCTTCCCGCTCTCCAAGAAGAATTGACCGAAGCCAAGGCGAAGCTCGACACGCTGACGGCGGAGGGTAAGCTCGACGAGGGCAAGGTGCAAACTCAGATCGACGCGGCTATCGCTCGCGCGGTCGGCCCGATCAATCGTGACAAGGAAAGCCTGACCCGGCGACTCGAAGTGGCGACGAAAAATATTGCCGATAAGGAAGCCGAAATCGCAGGCGTCAAGCAAGAGCAACAGCAAGAGCGTATCCGCACGCAAATTCGCGACGCTGTGACGCTCGGCAAGTTTCCGGTTCTCTCGACCGCCGTCGATGACGCGGTGGTCATTGGTGAAAAGATGTTCGAGTTTGTCGATGGCAAGCTCGTCACCAAGGATGACGGCGGTATGACCCCGGGTCTCAGCCCGGCAGAGTGGACGAAGGATATGATGGAGCGTAGGCCCCATTGGTGGGCCGCAAGCGTCGGCGGCGGTTCGCAAGGTGGCAAGGGCGGTGGTGGCATGTCCAACAAGGACAACCCGTGGCTGGCCGACAACTGGAACGTCACCGAACAGGGGCGGCTCTACAAGGAAAGTCCCGAGAAGGCCGCGCAGATGGCGCAGCGCGCCGGAGTCAAGATCGGCGCGATCCATCCCGCGAAGAACAAGGCCGCCGCGTAAATCAGGTCATAGCCTTACCCGGTTTATCAGATCACAACTTGACAATGCCGCCTTCGGGCGGCATTGTTGTTTTTGAGGGGGCGCGGGCGCCCGCTGCTCGCGTGATGTGTCGAGCCACGTTGCAAAAAGCAGGTCCGCGCCCCCTAGATTTAAGTGTTAGGGCTACATTGTTCAAATTTGCTGTCCAGCAAATATCGCGCAAACGCTGAATAACAAAGCGTTTCTTCGCATTTATCCCGTGCAAAATACGAAAAAGAAATACCGGGTTGCTTCGCCCGCAAAAACGCGTTAACCATACGCTTCTTAAATGGGATATTCCCTCAGTCTCCGATGCGCTCATGGGAGTGGCTCGACTGAGAACCCCGGGACGAAAAGCCCGCGATGCCTCACATGGGTGAGGAACCGGAGCAATCCAGTTTCCACTTTTGGAGAGTATCATGACCAACGTGTCAACCACCATCGCAGACGTTATCGTCCCCGCGATCTTCACGCCTTACACCCAACAGTTGACGATGGAAAAGACAGCCATCATCCAGTCGGGTATCGCGGCACGCGACGACTTCCTTGACAACCTCCTCGCTGGCGGCGGCTTGACCTTCACGGTCCCGTCTTGGCAGGACATCGGCGACCCGGCGGAAAACGTGTCGAGTGACGACGCGAACGCCGACTCGACGCCGAACGTCACCGGAACCTCGGGCGAAGTTGCCGTTCGACTTTCCCGCAACAGTTCATGGAGCACGATGCGCCTTGCGACGGCGCTGGCCGGTGCCGACCCGATGCAGTCCATCGCATCGCGCGTCTCCGACTATTGGGTCCGTCGTCTACAGCGCGCATTCGTCGCCGTAGCAAACGGCGTGTTCACCACGAACGAATTGTCCGACCCGACCCTTGGTCGCGCGGGCAAGACTGGTCTTAGCGCCGCATTCGGCACTCAGGCCGACCTGACCAACAGCATCGCAGCTTCGGGCTTTTCGGCTGGCGTCACGGACTTCCAAGCGGAGTCGTTCATCGACACCGCGACGTTGCTCGGTGACGCGGCGGAAGATGTCACCGCCTGCTTTATGCACTCCATCGTCTACTCGAAGGCGCAGAAGAACAACCTGATCGACTTCATCCCGGACGCGGAAGGCCACATCAGCATTCCGGTGTTCTTGGGACGGCGCGTCATCGTTGACGACGGTATGCCAAACCCGGCGGGCGACACCGCCAACAACGCCAACACTGGTCAAGGCTCCGGCCTGTACCACACTTGGCTCGTTGGCCCGGCCTCGTTCCGACTCGGTGTCGGCACCCCGGTTGTCCCGACCGAAGTGTTCCGTTACCCGTCTCGCGGCAACGGCGCAGGCTCGGACGTTCTGTTCAACCGCGTCGAGTGGTCAATTCACCCGGTCGGTCACGCATGGGTCGGCTCGTCGCCGGTCTACGAAGGCGGCCCGACCAATGCTCAGCTTTCGGGCAGCGGTTCGTTCGTCCGCGTGTTCCCGGAACGCAAGCAGATTAAGCTCGCTCGCCTGATTACTCGCGAGAGCGCGGCTAACCCGTCAACGGCATGGGACAGCAAGGGCGGACCGAATTCGACCGTTCCTCCGGGTTCGTCTCAGGTGAACCTGTACGAGGGTCCGTAATCTAACGCGGCGGGTTTAAGAGATACGCCGCACGTCAACTAAGACTTGACGTGCGGTTCGTTTTTCAAACCAAGGATGCACGTACATGGCTGATCCCTTTGACACCCACGCCTCGGCTCGTTTGCACAAGCGCCATCAACGCTACGCGAACTTCTCGCGACTCAATCACAGCAAGCAAGAGCTTGAGTTTCTCTCCGTAGAGGCGCTCCGACTCGGAACGACCACGGCGAACATCTTTCATTTGCTCGACAGCTACACCGCCGGGCAGATCAGAGGGGCCGCAAACCTCGCTGCGCTATAACCTTCGGTGTCCGTCCAGAGGGGGGACTTCCGGCGGATACTGATCGGCGGCGGGGGATCGGCGAAAGCCGCCCCCGCCGCTAACATAATCTAAGCTTCCCCGTTGCATGGGCATCGGGGCGTATCCCCCAAGCAAACGAGGCTACCATGTCCAGCCAAACGGAAACCCCCAAAGTTCTCGCTGCACTCGCGCAGCTTGATCCTGCCAACGACGCTCATTGGACGACCGATGGACTCCCGAATACCGGCGTTGTCCAGAGGCTCGCCAACGATCAGACAATCAAGCGTTCCGACATTCAAAACTCACGCCCGGGTTTCGACCGGGCATCGGCGACACTCGCTGCGGCCGGACAGCAAGAGCAACGCCCGGTTGACTTCGAGGAAGCCCCGCCCGCTGTGGTGACGACTTCGATTGAGCCAATCGCTCCAGTTGCGCAAGCCGCACCGGCTCCAGAGTCGGAAACGGTTGAAGTCTCCGAAGCTCAGTTACACGGGGCGCTCAACAAGCAAGTTCAAGACGCGGAGGAGAAGATCAGAGCCGGTCGCGCGATGGTCAGCCAAGGCACACAGATGACCGACGAAGCGATGCTGGAACTTCGCAAGGCTCAGGCAAATTTCCACAAGTATTTCCCGCCGACTACGCAGGCGCAGAACGTCCGGGAATTCTTGGACGCATCGAATGCGGAGCGCGCGGCGCGCGTTGCGGCTCGCGGCTCGGCATCTCAGTTGGACGCGGCTAGACACGGCGGCAACTCTCGGGGCTGGAATGGGCAAACGCAATCGCGCGGTCCCGGTGGCGTTCGAGCTTACAGCCGCAAAGAGGCTATGTCGCTTGGCCTTGTTGTGCCGGGATCGGCAGCGGCGGCGGGTCGTGCACCCCCGGTTGCTTTCCGTGGTGGCTCGGTGAAGGCGTAACACATCCGTTGACAGAATACGCGGGCCTGTCAACCAAATCGTAATCAGCCTCCGCCCCGCAGCGGCCTAACGGCCGCATGGGGGCGGAGGTTTTTTGTTATGATTACGCCTCAGCAACAAGCCGCACTTTACTACGCGCGTCGGCGTCGGCTGGCGAATTCAGTCCTGCAAGGACTCGCGCCGTGGTCAGAGAATTTGGAAGTGACGGCCGGGCAGTATGTGTCGGCTGAGAACGGAACGGCGGCGTACCTCTCTTTGAATTCCGGTACGACCGGCAGCATTTCTCCGACAGGTCTGTTGGCGAGCGATGCTGAGAGCGGCGGAGTGAAGTGGCAGAAAGTAAATGCCATGTCTCTTTTGCAATTCCTCTATACGGGAGTGCCTACGCCATGAGTGATTTCGGTAGCTTGCTAATCTTCGGCGTGCAGGATCGCACGGGAACCGTGGCGCAGCTTTCACCTGTTAGCTCGCCGGGACCGGAGAACCCTGTCGAAGTCGGCGACACGGGCGTCTATGCGGGTCTCCAATCGTGGAGCGGTTCAACAGTCTCGCTCCCGTTCACGGTCAATCAGCTTGTCGAGAACAGCAACAACGGTGACTTCGGGATCACGACCGCGCTTGGCCCGATCCGACTCGATGGCGAAGGCTCAGGTCCCGGCTCACTGTTGAATTCGGCGTGGCCGGAAGCGGGATCAGTTCTGTGGACGGCTGGCGCGAACGAAGGTCAGGAGCTTGAAATCGCCGCGATGACCATGGCGAATGCGTACATCTATCCTGACTTCCTCGCGCAGTATATTGGGGCGCGCGGCAGCTTCACCTATCCGGCTAGCCCCGCCGAAGCAATCCAACAAGCCATTATCCAAGCATCCGACTATCTCGATCAGCGGTATCGCTTCCGTGGCACGAAGCTATTGCAGTTCTTGAGCAACGGTGCAATGGACCCGAGCATCGGCTTCATTGATCCGTGGCTCGGTGAAATGGGATTTCTCGGTGGCGGCCCGGGCACGAACTATGAAGCATGGTTTACGCCAAGCGCAACAATTCAAGCTCGCGCATGGCCGCGCGTCGGTGTCGTCGATAACGATGGCGACAGCGTGTTCGGCGTCCCGCTCGCGATCAAGTACGCCTGCGCAGAACTTGCGGCTCGCGTTCTCAATGGCGTCGTGCTGCAACCGGACTACGATCCGAGCATCGTAAGTAATGGCGGCGTGCTGTCGAGCGTCTCTCAAGAAGTCGGCCCGATCAAAGTGACCAAATCCTACAACGTCGCGATTGGTCTTGGCTTCTTCGCGTCCTTCCCACAGGTTGACCGGATTTTGCGCAGCGCCGGATTGTTGGTCGCTGGCGGCGGCAGAAGTATAATCATGTAAGGATCAGGTCATGGGACTCGCAAAGTACAGCGGCGGCAGTGGATCAGGGGGCCTCGGTAACATCGCGGTCGGTCAAGAATTCTATGCTGAGATGCTCGCGGTCGCGGACCAGCTAATCACTGACTACGGTATGATGGCGGCTCTCCGGAACAATGAGACAGGCGCGCTTCGAGCGTGCACCGTGGTGGTCTCCGATTACATGCCACGGGATGCCCAAACCCAACTCGCGAACCCCACCGAGCGGACGATCCTGTTCGCGGCCGGGCTTGACAGTATCCCCGGCTTGGCTCCGGATTGGCAAAACGAACAGTTGGTGACCTACGTCCAGCCTCCCGCAAACCCCCCGGTTATCAACGAAATCCTGTCATTCACGCAACCGCTTAAGCTGTACTCGCCGGGCGGGATTATCGTGCTCTACCAGACAAACGTCAAATTGTAACGATGTGATTGTAACGATGCGACGCTTTCTGCGGTATGGCTATATCCGAGTAGCGTAAATAAACGCGCCCCCACCCTTTAGGTGCTGGCGGGGTAGACATCGCTTTAGCTAAGGACCATCCGGCGGCGAGTCGTTTATAAACGCCGGACATTGAAAGTCCCGGAGCGCGGGGAAGATGCCGGTAAGAGCGGCGAGTTTTTCGCGGGACTAGAGCGCCCTCTACTGACGCCCCTTTCTTAACTCGAAGCCAAAATAGAGCGGGAGAAATATCGAGTTTTCGACATTTTACGCCGATTAACTTTTGAATAATTTGATGCGAGTTTAGGTGAAGCGGGTATAAACTCTGTGTAAGTTTTTGTCCGCGCCGTATTCGTTGAAGGACTACGGTCGGTTTGAGACCGACTGCCCGAGCGGCTTCCGAGACAGTCCCTTTGCGGGGATACCAAAAGCCAAAATTGGGCGTTGATAACGCCCTTTCTTTACTCCATCCTGAGCGAATTCTGTTCCGAACTATAGACGGCGAGAGATTGCGTGCCCGGGCCTCTTTAGTCAGCTTTGATACGGGCTTTCGCAAGTTGGCTCTCCGAATAAACATCAACAACATGACGTTTGTCGCCACGTTTGCCGAATTTGTTGCCGAGTTTCCATAGATCATTGAGCGTACATTTCGTCGTTATGCGCAATACAACTTCCTTCTCAAATATCGCTTCGGCTTGTTGCTCTAACGCAAGGCGGCGCATTGCTTTAGTGTGCCGTTTCATTTCATTCTCGGCAGCGTCACCGTGGGGCATTGGTTTCAACTTCTTTGAAGTCTGCGGCTTCTTGCCGTCAATATAGAAAGCAAAAAGCTCGATCAGTGCCGCGTCAATTAGACCGCGACGGCGACCCTTCATGGCTTTGAGCCATTCGGATTGCGCCGCTTCGGCGGCGTCGCCATCATTACGGTCTACGGCGTCGCCAAAAAGTTGCAACGCAAGATCACGCGGCGTCAACGGTTGCTCATGGATTTTCTCGACGGCACTCATGGGGGACTCCGGGAGTATCTAAAGGGGCCAGAAATGCGGCGTAAGTAGCTACTTCTACTGGTTTCGGCCCCGCTGTCAATCCCCGCTTGCCTTTTCCTCTCTAGTATGGTTAATGGGGTCGCTCCTCCATGGGGAGGATTAGGGCTAGAGCGTCCCCCAATGGCCTTTACGGTAAACGACCGGCGGCAGCTTGTTTTGAACCGCCTTTATACCCTGCTCGGTGGACTGACTATTCCGCTTGCAGGCGGCCCCGAAGGGCCAATCTCGATTGTCCCGGGAAACATCGTTCAAAATCGGAACGAGCTTCCTGCGGAAAAGGTGCCGGGGATTATCATTCTCGACGCCGACGAACTTAAGGACCCGCGCACTCAGTTACCGGCGCGGGGCTTGATGGAAAGGGCGGTCCCGTCAAGCGTTATGAAGATGACGCCAGAGATTTACGTGGTCCTCGATACGCGGGGTATCACAAACAAGAACGGCGGAGCGGACTTGAACACGGCGCGACTCGCGATTTTGGCAGCGGTGCTACCAGATACAGAGTTGCAGAAGATCGTCGGCAGCACTGGCAACATTGTGTACGACGGCTGTGTCACGGACTACGCTCGCAACCGAACGATGAAAGGCCAAGCTGGAATTTCGATTACGTTCACTTACCCGCTAATCCAGAACGAGTACGTGGGCATCAATCTTCCAAGCGGCGGCTAACGCGGGAGACAGGACCATGGGTGACACTCAGAACCCGGCATTCGACATCGAAGGCTCGCTTAGTTCGCCGAACATCGGCAACTATTACATTGGACGCGGCCTTGTGTCGATCCAGTTGCTCGGCGAGTCAGTTTTCACGCCCTGCGGCAACAGCCCGCAATTCGAGTTCATGGCGAAGGTCACGAAGCTCGACCACTATTCATCCATGACGGGCGTCAAGGTCAAGGACTTCACGGCGGTCACGGAAATCTCCGGCTCGCTGACGATGGTCCTCGAAGAATTCACCGCACGCAACATGGGCCTCGCGCTTCTCGGTTTGCCGACCGGCGGCCCGTCGCCGTCGCCCGACACAATCGACATCTTCGCCGACCCGGTTATCTACGGCGCGGTCCAGTTTGTCGGCGCGAACGACGTGGGTCCAATCTGGACGACGAACTTCCCGCTTGTCTCGATTTCGCCCTCGAAGGCCATCGCGTTCATCGGCAACGCTTACGGCACCATCGACTTGATTGGCGACGTGCTGTACGACCGACTCACGGGCGGCTTCGGCACGGCGGTCACGTCCCTGCCCGCAAGCCCGTCGAACACGGTTCTCTAATCGAATATACGCAAACGCGTATATTTCAGTAATATACGGGATCGCGTATGGCTCCGCAGGTAGTCGCTCCGGCATCCTCTAGCTTTTCGCCAGTGGTCACGGGTAAGACAATCGGGAAGCCGATTGCCGCTCAGGTCAAGGTGCTGAAAGAGCATGTGATCGCGGCGGCGGCGCATCTCGCGATGGTGAAAGCACAGATCGCATTTTCACAAGCGGCGCTCGCCGCGCTCGACCCGGCCGATGTAAACAAGGTTGTCGTTCCGGGCTATCCCCCGGCAATCTAATGGGAGAGACGAACATGGCAGAGACCCGCATCTCACAGCTTGAGAGCATCATCAACGAGCTTAAGGCCCGCATCGCAGCCGACCCGGCGAACACGGACCTTCCCCCGCTTCTCGCGTCGGCGGAGGGCGAGCTTACCGCCTTGAACGCAGCCGCATTGGCGGCCACCGCGAAGGCCGCAGCCGCTCCCGCAGCCACAGCCGCAGCGCCAGCGCCAGTCGCCCGGCCAAAGATCGTAGCCCCCGCAGTCAAGGTCCCGGCCGCAACCGCAGCCACAGCCACAGCCACAGCAAAGCCTGCCGCCGCAGCGCCGTCGCGGGCCTCGATCAAGCCGATGCCGCCGACTGTACCGGCGACCATGGCGAGCCGTCGTCCGAACCCGGCTTCGCCGCGTCCGATGCCAACCGGCTTCAACCGCGCAGGCCGCTAACAGTTTTGCGGAGATTAGACCCCCTAATCTCCGCACGTACCCCGGAGTCCCCCAACATGGCTGATACGAAAGAACAAGGCTTGAGCCTTAGCGACATCGCTGACTTTGGCGAGGATGTCGAAGTCGGTAACGACAAGAAGCTTCGAGTGAAAGGTATTTCAGCGAAAGGCGTCCTCTATCTTCTCATTCGCTTTCCCGATCTACAAAAATGGCTTGCAGGAAAAACCTTGTCGGTTTCCGATGTGTTCGTGCAAGCGCCCGATACCGTCGCGGCGATCATCGCTGCGGGAACTGGAAAGCCGGGTGATGACGGAGCCGAAGAAACAGCCATGGAGCTTCCGGTCGAAGTGCAAATGGATGTGATGGAGGCGGTCTACAGACAAACATTCCGAAATGGCTTCGGCCCTTTCGCCAAACGGGTCCAAGCCCTCTACGACGCCGCAGTCAAATCCGGAAATTTTGGCGTGGACCCGGCTACGAAATTGCCGCAGGAATTGAAACCCTCGTTGCCTACGGACACGACGAAGAACGACTCTGGACTTACACCCCCCGAAAAATAAAAGCCTATATTTTCTTGGCTGAGCGGCGGCGGGACAGGGATCGGTACGAAACCCTCGCGCTCGGTGCACTGGCTGCGCGCGGCAAAGAGGATACTCTCAATAAGCAGTTGCAGGCTTGGGAAAAGGAAATGGACTAATGGTGCAGGTCACCATCGAAATCACCGGGGGCAGCATCAACGAGCGTGTCACCAAAAACATCGAAGCGACCGTTGAGCAGGTCAACACGGCGGTCACGGCGGCCATGAATATGTGCCAGTCGATGATTGAGGATCAAGCCCGGACGATGATTTCAGGATCGGGCAAGTTCGGCGGCCGATGGACCGATGGCTTGCACGTCACTCTTGACAACATGCGGATCAGCATGTCGCATGACATTCCCTACGCTGGCATTTTCGAGACCGGCGGCACGATCAGCGGCTCGCCGCTATTGTGGCTTCCAATCGGCGCAGGTCCGGCGGAAGGCGAGAAGCTGGTTTCGGCTAAGGGCACGAGCAAGCCCTTGATGCTTTCGATCACCGATAAGTCCCCCAAACTATTCGGCACAGCAAGTGTCACGATCCCGAAGAAGTGGGATTTGGACGGCGTGGTGCAGAACGTCATGCAAAACTTCGCTGATTATTTCAGCGCGGCGATGACAGGGGCTTAAGATGGCGTTAGAGGACATCGTTCAAGGCGTTAACGTCAAGGTCACCACTGAGGGTGCCGATGCCGCCAAGGATCAGATTGGCGGAGTTGAGAAAGCTGTCGAAAGTCTTGCCAAGACGGCGAAGGCCGCATCGGGTGGTGGTAGCGGCGGCGCTGGCGGCGCTGGCGTCGGTGACCTGAGTAAAGCTCTCCAAGACCTTAGCATAACCGGCGCAAATGCGTTCTCGCAAATTGCGCGCGGCGCGTCGAGCGGCGATCTTACCGGCCTCGCGACCTTGATGGGCGGCCCGGTTGCTGGTTCGGTTGCCGAAGCTAGCAAAGCCCTCTTTAGTTTCATGGAGACGCAAACCGCCGCCGGTATCAAGAATGCCGCGATGGCAAAAGAATTCGGCACGACGGCCCCTGTGATGCAGGGCATGAAATCCTCGTTTGAGGAAGCGGGGGTAAGCGGCGCGGGCTTTGAGCGACTCGTCAACCGCATGTCCCGGCAGGTTGCAACTGACTACCCCGACATGATGCGGAATGTCAGTGAGTCCAATCTCAGATCGCAGAAATCCGCTCTCGGCTTAGAAGAAGCTCAACACGCCGTTCAAAAATCCTTTGAGGGTAACGGTCCAGAGCAAGCCACTCAGCGCCTACAGGAAGCGCAGGAAAAACTCCAAGAGAGTTATGGCGTTCCGAAGGAAGCGTTCGCCGCGCAGGATAAACTCCGTGACAGACGGAAGGATCAGCTTGCGGTCGATGACGCTATCAACGCACAGGACGAAGCGTTCCACTCCGAACAAACCAAGCGGAAGCAAACGCAGATCGCTCTCCAAGAGGAGTACAACAAAACTCACGAACAAGAACTGAAAGACATTCCGCACATCACGCAGGAGCTTGAGAATAGCGCCAAGGCGGGTTCGCAATCGAGTGATGTTCAAGATGCGAGTGTCAAGACTTTGCGTGAGAGCATCGAGCACATGGCGCAGACCGGCAGTGGTCCGGCGAGTCCGCTTGAAGTCCTCAAGAAGCAAATGGACCTAATCGGAAGCGGCGCAATCGACACTCAAAAAGCTCTTGAGTTGATGCAGTCGCAGATGGGGGGCAGGGCAGCGAGTGGCGCTGGCCTCGGAGGTTTGGACGCGGCCCAACTTGTCAGCATAGCGCAAAAGTCAGGCTCGGCTCCAATCGCGGAAGCGGAAGGTGGCAAGGATACAATCAACAAACTTGGTCTTGGGCAAACTCCCGCAGATACGACCGCCTTCAAAGCCTTTGCCGCCAGTGTGTCAGAAGCCGCTGGTATTTGGAGCGCGCTCATGCAGAAGCTTGGGGCCGTTCTAGCCACTAATATCGGCACGCCTATCGTTAAAAAGATTGCGGAGGCGGGTGAGGGCATCTCCGATATTGTTTCCGGAATTAGAGGTGGCAAAGACGAGAACGGAAAAGAAATTGACCGTGGGGCTATGCTCCGAAGCGGAGCGGAGAAACTTCTTTACACCGGCTCGGGTGGCGGCGGAGGTGGCACTGATGCGGGCGTCACGCGTCCTCACTTTGCAATCGACGACGCGGAAAAGAAAAGAGAACAACTGGCGGGCGAAGATAACATCACTGATCCAAACCACCCCGAATTGGGAAACTCCAAACTTCGTGGTCCCACTCCCGGTGGCCCGGTCAATCCTGATTACGTGGCCCCGAGCGTGAACGCGCCAGCGACAGCGGCGGACCCGGCGGCACCTATCAAAGCGGCCAGCAGTGAAGTCGGCGGTGTGTTGCAGGAGTTGGCGCAGATTATCAGGTCGGCCGCTACCGGGATTGCTACCAACAAACCGGCCACTGTGCCGGGAGCGGCATGGCGCGGCGGGTTGATCCGTGGATTTGCTAGCGGCGGTCGCGTGCGTATTCCGGGCTTCGCCGATGGTGGCACTTGGCAAGACACTCTTAGAGACCAAGCTATCGGCCTCGGAGTCGGCCGATGGGGCGAAGCGGCGGCAAACGCTGGTCTTGAAGCGGCGGAGCTTGGTGCGCGAAGTGTTGTCGGGGTAACCGGGTCCGTTCTTTCAAATCCCTTGGGGATTGGTTTGCTTGACGCATCGCCTGTCGCCGCCGCCGACGCTCACGGCGGTGCCAGTGCGGAAGAAGCGGCGGCCCGCGCTATCGGTGGTCGCAATGCACTCGAAGCGGACCGGCTTAGAAGTGGGGCCGACATCCGGATGTGGGGCGGCGGTATCCCCGGTTTCGCAGCCGGTGGCGGAGTCCAAATGGCGGAGTTGGCGCTTAACATCGCTAAGAACGATTTGCAGAACGCCAAAAGTCCAGATCAGGCTCGGGTGCTTTCACAGCGCGTTGCGATGGCCGAATTGAAGTTGCAACAAGCGAAGGATCAAGAGACATCACAGAATTTGGAAAAGCTCCATGGATTAGGAGGCGCGGCCCCGCTCTTGTGGAGCGGCGGTATTCCGGGTTTTGCAACGGGCAGCGTCAGTGGCCCGGGCAACGGAACGAGCGACAGTATTCTTGCGCGGCTCTCCAACGGTGAATTCGTCATGAAGGAAGCGGCCGTTCGTACTTACGGCGCTGGCTTCATGCACGCCATCAACGATATGCGAATTCCACCGCCTAAGTTTGACATGGGCGGCATGGTCCCGGGTTCGTCGCTCCAGCGTTTCGCTGAGGGTGGCGGCATCGGCGCGGGCGGCTCGCCCGTGCACTTGCACATCGGCGGCGAGACATTCGAGATGGCGGCAGGGGGAGCGGTGGCGGAGAGACTCAAGAAGTTCGCTATCGGTCAACAGGCAGGCTCCACCGGCCGCAAACCTAGTTGGGTGACATAATGTTAGAGAACGTACTCCCGGCGAATGCCGACACGTTGCTTGTCATCTCAGGGATGGGCAACTTCCAATATCAGGCGCGCGGTCTGACGCAAACGCTTTCGGTCATTCCGCAGGCAGCGGACCTTGAGCGGTCGGTCAACGGTGTGCTCCTCAACTTGGGCAATCCGATCTTCCGGAAGTACCGGAGCAAGATCACATGCACCGACGTTGACGCGCCGCCGCTCGACGGCATCTGGCCGGGAATGGTGGTCACCGTGCAATGCGCGATCAATCTGTGTTACCCCACCGGCAATCCCGGCTCACCGTTTCGGTCCGAAGTCAGCGGTTCGAGTTACACGCAAGGCAGCTTTACTTTCTATCGGCCCGTCCTTGAAATGATGATCCAGCCGTTCTCCGAAAACTTCGAGGAATGGAAGGGTGACATCGGATGGTCGTTGGACTTGGAGGAAGTGTAATGGACGACTACATTCTGCCATTCCTGTTCGCATGGGTCAACGCCGACGAGACCACGTTCAACGAGTCGATGATGCGTAATGATGTGGATATTCTCGACATCGAAATGAAACATGACGAAGGTCAGGTCCCGACGCTCTCGATCACGATCAAGAACCCTTATTCGGGCCTCCTCAACAGTTCGCGCTACCAGTGGGCGTGGCTCTCGTATCAGCCGCCGAACCTCGATCCTTACGCGGAAGGAGTATTCGACGGTCCGGGTGACTTCAAGAATATTCCGAACGGCTACGGGTCGAGCGGTGCGATCAATCGCACACCGCCGACTATCGGCGGCACTCCAGAGTGGGTGTCGGCGGATTGGGTGGCACCCGCTTGGCAGGTCTACGACGGCGCGACGATCCCGCTCGTTCCGCCGGTCCCCGCGCCGCCGAAGCTCGGCACGTCGCCGTCGCCGTCCAGCGATGCTCCCCCGCCGTACACGAACGGCAACACGGTGGTCCCGATCTTCTTCGGCGAGCTTATCAGCGTGCCCGATGACCTGTTCGCGGAGAAGATTACACTCAAATTCCTTGCGCGTTCGATGAACTATATTCAGTGGAAGCAGGCATGTGCGGAGACGTTGCGCACTTCCCCGGCGAACTACGATCCGGTCTTTTTGAAGAACACCGAACGCGACGATCCCGACAGTATCCTCGAAGGATGGTCAAGCATGTACCATGTGGATCGCACGTCGCTCGAAGTCACCGCCAGTGACGTGCTGGTCGGCGAGGACGGCACGGTCGTATTCCCCGCGTCGCCACCGAGCGCGATCTACGACAGCGTTAAGGTCAAGATCGGACAGGCTCCACTCACCAACGTGCAAGTGCAGGCGACCGTCCACTGGACGCAACGGACACTCGGCTACGTTGACGGCCCGGACGTGAATGTCGCTAGCTATACAGGCAGTTCGTTCGCTGACGGCTTCCCGAAGCCGGGTCACAATCTTGGCTCGGGCTGGTCAGTGGAGACAAGCTTTGTCAACGACCCCTATATGGTCAAGCATACCCCGACGTGGCACATCACGACGAACACGCAATTCTATGGTGACGAGGTTAATTATGACTGCGCGGTGGTATCAATCAATGAGTCGTCAAGCGGTCCCGCGTTGCGCGGACCTTCAACTAGCGGCTCGGTTATCACGTCCGCGCATGACGGTGTTTGCGATCCGTATTCCGTTCCGCCGACTAACATCGCACTGGAGTTGCAACAAAAATTCCTCTACATCCCGCTGTGGAATTTGAATTGTCAGTGGACGCTCATGTATAAAGCGAAGCGCGAATTCACCGAAGTTGTTTACTTCGATGTGACAGCGGATACGCAAGCGGTTCTTACATCGCCTACGGTCCAGCAAGACACGGCTCTAATCAAGATGAACGGTGAAGTCGGCCAGCCGATCATAATCTATGACGCGTGGACCGACTTCCAAAATTCGGCCGTGACAGTAGGCCAGCTTATCTATCCGAACAACCCAACGACGCCGGGCGGCTTGTCGTATCAGATCGCGCTTTCCAGTGGCACCGCTGGCAACGTCGAACCAGTTTTCAGCGACACGCCGGGCGTGGGCACGCAAGATGGCGGCGTGTTGTGGGTATCGCTCGGTGAAGCGCCACAGAACAACATTCAGAATATGGCCTACGCGACGAGCTACAATCGCGGTACAATCTTAAATTACACAGAGCAAAAATTCGATCCGAACCAAGGCGCGCTTGTCCCCACACTATCTTCGTCTTATTATTTGGTGCTCGCCCCGACTTCAACAACAAGTATCCCGACGCAAGAGACCTACGAGCCTCCTGCGACGATCACCGACGAACTTCTTTTCGGCGTCGCGCTGCGAACCGTTTTCGTCGAACAGTTCTACCCGACCGCAGAGATGATCCCGCTTCCGGCCAATCCTTCGCTTCTCGGCATTCCGGTCGGCGGCTCGGCAGCTAACGTCACGGCGCGTTGCTACTTCCCGACTGCCCGGGGCCAGCAATCGCTCGAATACGCGATCAACCGCGCTCGTGCCAAGCTCCGGATGCGCGCACGCGCTGTAGATGTGTCGTGGGAGTGTCCGATTGAGATGGTGCTCGGCATGTCCTGTCGGATGAATGCGACGCTGTACGACCCGCGCCTGCCCGGCGGCGTTGCCACCGGCAAGGTTACAAGCTATGGCATGTCGGCGAAGAACGGCAAAATTCGTGGAAAGGTCACAATCGGATGCTCTGTCGGTTACAATGCGTTCGGGTCGCCGAACGCTGACATTTCGTACACCGCTCCGGTGTTCGAGGCATTCGACGACGGGCTGCAATTCCCGCTCCTTACTTGCCCGACTGACGGCGGCTCGTTCACGGAAACGCTTGCCACGCAACTCGCGGCCCTGCAACCGGGTATACACGCCGAGTTGCTGGCAATGGCTCTTGAGAACCCGCCGCAGCCGGTCACGATTGCGCAGACTGGATCGGGCGGCGATGTCAGTACCACAACGGGTATGGGTCCGGTCGTGGCGTGGACAGTGGCGGAGGACTCGGCAAAGCTCCCCGCGCTTATGGAGGGCTACCCGATTGCGTGGGTCTGCGAAATCGACTCGGTTACGAATGGGCCGTTCGACGGCTCTTACGCAGTTACAACATCACAGCTTGAAATGCCGCAGGGTATCAACCTGTCGGCGGGAGGAGAGAACGCCTAATGCCGACGATGGAGCAAGTCATCCAGCCATTTCAAGGTCAGGAAGTTGGCCCGGAAGCCTATGCGCCGCCGGGCGGCGAAGCATCCGTGCCCGCGCTTGTGCAGGTCGGCTTGGTCGGCGGCACGACAACTTTCACCGGGGATTATAATTTTCAGCAAACCACGAAGTTCGGAGCGATCCATAAGGAAAGCTCCTCGAACAGTCACGCCATTCAACAAGTCATTGCGAACCCGCAGACGCCGACAGAGTAACCCCCATGGTTTTTACACGCACCACGCACACCGTTCGTGTAAAAAGTGCGGACGAGCGGTTCTATGCCGATGTCGAAATTCTCGACGCGATTTCGCTTACCCTGCCAAACGGTTTCAAGATTGCCTACAATATTACGCCGACCAACGTCGTCTCGCCCAACATCATCGACCTTACCGGCGACGGCAACGGCAAAGCAGGCGATCTATTATCGACGCGGGGTTCGCACATGACGCGGGTTACGAGCACCGCCAATTCGCAAATGTTCTTCGATTACGAAGTGTGTGATGCTTTCACACTCGTCGGTCCAAATAACGCGCAGCATGTCATAGAATGCTTCACACCCGATCCGGACTCGATCCCGGCGATCACCGATCAAACCGGCAGTGGCTTGGCGGCCCCCGCAAGTACGGTATCAACGCGGGCGCAGCATGTCGCGAAATTATTGCACCAAGTCGGGAGTGGTACGGCTGGCACAGGCCAACAAATTCCGACCGACTATACACTGACGCTTCTGACCGATGCTATGTCGTTTCAAGGGTCCCCGGCAACGAACGGAATGCCATGGCTGATAACATTTAATCTCAATGAAGAAGGTGACGCTGTTGCCTTCACGGATTACGAGGGAATGTATTGGGGCGAACAGCATGTTCTTCAATTCTATAACACGGATACGATCCTGAAAGGCGCGCTCTCACCGAGCGCGAACACGAATGACATAACGATCTACGTGACGGACCCCGCCACTGACCAGCTTGTGCCACCACCAAACACCGATCCGAATGTCTACGTCTACTTCCCTCCGAGCACTGGCGGTCCATTCCTCGGGGCGTCGCCATACACCGCGAGCGGTGTACCGGGAAACGGGCCAATGTCGATCCCGGCGATTGACATGGGGCCGATTTGGTGGCTGCGCGCACTCGGGGCCGTGGACAACGTGTGGTTCTGGTACATCTCGCCGGTCCAGCAACCGCTCGGGGCTTCCTTCTTTGGTGAAGCTTCGATTGGCATATATCAGTGGGCCTATCGTGGTTTCGTTCTGTTGCCATTCTATCCGGTGATTTGGATTTTGGCGGAGAACAATCCGATCATTCCAATGGGTGTTTACGGCGCGCCCGATCTTGCTACCGCCGCTACCGGCTTCGCAGGATCAGTCAATTGGTTCGGTGTCGGTTACCCGGACGTAAATTTTGGAGTTTCCGGCGGTCAACCTTACATGCCGTTTGGTGCATTCGATTTGACCGGACCGACTGCGGCCGAAATTCTCGCGGCCCCCGGTGATAACACGGTCTATACAGACTTCGGCGGCCCGTCTCCGAACATTTGGGAGCTAACAGGTATCACACAACCGCCGTTGCGGGACACGACTCTGCCGTGGAACGCGACCACGAACCCGCACATGCAGCCGAGTCTCGCACTGGCGCAACAAGTCTGCACGACTTTCGCGACGAAATGGAATGTGGTTGCGAACGCGGTCAACGATGCGGTAGCGGCTAACCCGGCCGGGCTGACACACTTCCCGGGTCCGCTGGTCCCGCCGCCCGGATGGGATTGGAAACGACCCTACGGTGGCAACACGGTGCCGACTGCGCAGATGTTCTCGAACGGCTGGATACCGCCCTTTATAGCGGAGGATATGGTCCCGATCACGCTCCCGACAATAGCCGTGGGGCAGCTTGACCCTAAAGTGTGGAACGTCGAGCCGGTGTTGTCACCGGACCAAAACCCGCCCGAAAAGTGGCCGTCTTGACCGTATGGTTAATATGAGTTACAGGATCAACTCTCCCGGAGAAACGCTATGAGCGATGTCACCTACGTCACTGACGGCCCGTGGGGCACCGGCACCGGAGCGCCACACACTGCCAATTCGGCCGACACGAATTTCTGGATACTCTACAGCCTGATCGTCGCCTTGCAAGATGCGACCCCGGATACCATCGCTTACTTCACGGTGACCGGCAGTAATATGTGGATCACGATGACGGACCATTACGTCTTTGGCCCCTTCACGATCCCGACCGCTGTGTGGAATTTTCGTGGAGTTTGGGGAGCTACCAACTCATACGCCGTCAACGACGTGTTCACCGCAGACGGCGCGGTCTATCTCGTCATCTGGCCGCAAACCAATTCGGGCGCATCGTTCTACGCGCAGGCGAACGATGGACAAGGCCACAACTATTATGCCCTCTTGCTCGCGGCACCGCCTGCCGAACTTCCCGATGACGGCGTGCCCGGTCAAGTCCTGCAATGGACCGCGCTCGACAGCCCCGGCGGCGTGGCGTGGGCTTTCATCAACCGGCCCATCGGCATCTATATCGAGGAGCCACCGGACCCGCTCGAAATTGTCTGCCGCTATCAGTTCGTCGAGAGCACGCAATTTCCGGTCGGACTCACCGGCTCGCAGGGCAGCGCGGGCGCTTGGGGCACTGGAGAACAAGCGTATGAGCTTTATCAGAACGGCGCGAACATCGGCAGCATCAACTTCAACGAGTCGCCGACCGACACCGCGACTTTCACATTCCCGAGCGCGATTACATTCCACGCGGGTGATGTGCTGACTATCGTAGCACCCTCGGTGCCTGATCCGCACCTGACGCACATCAACTTCACGCTGGTCGGCGAAGTGGTGCTTCCGTAACGGAGGCCATTCACGTTGGTCGGCTCGCTCAACTAACGAGCTTAGCATGTCTCTTTCAATTGACGGCTCAGGCGCATGGGGCCACTCGGACGGTGGCGGTCAGTCATCCGTCTCGACAAGCTCAAACCAAAACCTCACTACCTCGGACACCAATGATGTGCTCGTGGCATACATTAGCTATGCCAACAACGGCAGTCAGCCGCCCAACTCAGTTGCGACCCTCACAGACACCGCCGGATTGACATGGACCAAACGCGGTTATTTCCCGAACGGCTTTATGCAGATTTCGGGCAACGACTCAGTTGGCACGACCGAAGTTTGGTGGGCGCATGCGCCAACCGCATTGAGCGGCGACGTAATCACCGCGACTTTCACTTCGGGCGTTGTGGGTTGCACGGTTATCAACGTCATCGCAATCAACGGCGCGGATACATCGGCCCCATGGGATACGTCGCCGACGCTGCCGGGCATCGCGACTAACCAGCAACTTAATAGCACGACCCAAGCAGGCAGTGCCAATCCTATCACCACGCTCAATGCAGATTGTATGCTCTTGGCATACGGCATGAACAGCAACGCGCTTTCATCTAGCACCACTGTTTCGAGCGACGGCAATAGCACGGCGTGGTCGGCTGGCCCCTACGTGAACGACGGCGGAAACTACCAATTGGCCGCAGGCATTTGGTACAAGAGCGTTTCTTCCGCGCAAACGAACTTGCCGGTCGGGTCGAATACCAACAACCAAGGCTCTAACTCTGCCGGTACGACTTGGATCACTGACGCCATCGTCGCAGCAAGCCCGTCTCCTGGCACGCTCACCGGCCCCGTGATTGATGGTGTCAGTCTTAGCAGTTGGACCGGGAACGAGCCGAGCAATCCGGCTACCCTTTACCTCACGACGCAAGGCAGCGGCGATCTTATCGTCCTCATGATCGGCCACACCGACTCGTCGGGCATTTCGGGCGTCGTCGATACCGCCGGGTTGTCTTGGACGCACCAAACGGCGGCCGACATTTCAGTCAACGGCGGCACCGGCTTCATGCAAGTGTGGACGGCTGTCTCGCCGAGTCCGCTCTCGAACGATGAAATCAGTGTGACGTTCGGAGGCGGCGGTGGCGTGAACGGCTACTCGTGTCTGCAAGCGGTCGCGATCAACAACGTGAAAACCTCTCCGGTGTTCGATGCTGGCGGCTCGCCGTTCGTCTATGCGGGCGGCAGCGGCGATCTTGCAATCAGTGGAGTGAGCACCGCCGCTGCGAACACTCTCATGCTTCTTTGGGAGTATGCGTACCAAGGCGACAATTCAAGCTATGGCTCACCTTTTAGCACCGAGTATGGTAGCAGCGGTTTCAGCCCGGCGGTCATCGGCTATTTGACCGCTGGCAACGTGCAGTCGAGTGTGTACGCACAAAACTTCTCGGCATCGCAGTCGGGAGACACCTACACCGGAGCGACGAGCGTCTCGAACACCGGCATCGTCGCAATGGCTTTCGCCAAAGCGCCGCCCACTTCACACGGCACTTGGGCTTCGACCGAAGCGACCGACACGATGTCGGTTCACGGCGGCGTACTCAGTGGCTCATGGGACTCTATCGGCGCTCCCGATGTTATGGCCTTCTCGTCTTACGGTGGCGTCAATGGTTCGTGGACGCCCACTGAGCACACCGACACAGCGGCGCTTATCGGTGACGGCCCAACAGCGACAACCTTCGATCCGACTACGGCATCAGGCGGCATCGACTTTCAGAGCGAGAACCTAACCGTTGTCAATCAGGGCGCGTTCGGCGAGGTGGTCGGTGCGAAGTCAACCAGCGCGCACAACAGCGGCAAGCTCTATGCTGAATTCAATACTTTTCTTGCTAACGGCCAGTCGGGTGTTGGCGTTGGCAACGCTGCGGCGACGTTCGCCAATTGGGGCGTCCCCGCAGGCGTACCGGGTCCTGCATTGGACGGCGCGGGGATCGTTCAGAATTTTACGATTTGGGTCAACGGCGTTGAACAAACTAATTCTTCGCCAGCACCGACGAATTTGGAAAATAATATCGGCGTCGCCATCGACTTTGTGAACAACCTCATTTGGTTCCGCACCAATGGCGGCTACTGGAATGGCATCTCAGGCGCAAACCCGGCGACCGCCACGGACGGCTATGACATTTCGGGGATTACCGGCACCGCGCTCAATCTCTACGCCGTACTTGTGGGGGCCGAAGATAAAGCCACGTTGAACGCCGGGGCAACGACGTTCGCTTACGCAGCCCCGTCAGGCTTCACGGCTTGGGATAGTATCGCTCCACCCGCTGCGCCGCTCCAGATAGACGGCTACGCTATCGGTCAGATGCCGGGCGGTCCGATCATGACTGGCTCCGTTACGCTTACGACCACTCTGGACGACGATGTGATCGTACTCGCGATTGTGATGGGCGGCTTCTCGAATGCCGCTGTGGCCGCGAGCGTCACGGACACCGCCGGGCTGACATGGCACCGGCGTAATCAGCGGTGGCAACGTGGCGGCACCAAGTCGGGCGGCACGATCATCAACCATGGCTTTGACATGGAAATTTGGTGGGCGCATGCACCGACTCCGCTGACCGCTGACGTTATCACTGTTGTTCCGGTGGCCCCGGGTGTCGGGGCCATGACGCTCGAAGCGTTCGGCGTCGCGGGCGCGAACTACACGACGCCGTGGGACACGAATTCGCAAGCCGGTGGCTACGTCGATACCATCGGCAACATCTCGTCCAATCCGGCCATGTCGCAGTTGACCACGAACGCGGCCAACACTTTCCTGTTCGGCATCCATGGAAACCCTGATAACGGAGCCGCACCGGCACCATGGACTTTCGTTTCGACGGCCACAGCATCCGAGTTTGACGGCGACACGTCGTACCAAAGCTTTGCGTATCAAGTGGTCGAGGAGCGGCAACGCGCTACGAGCGTGTTGTTCACCGAAGAATACGCAGGCAGTCCCGTTTACGTGTCCGAGACGGTCATGTTCGACAGCATCGTGGCGGCGGGCGAGACCGGCACGGCTGGAGAACTTTACTGGTATCTGGACACGGCGACGAGCGGCATCATTCAGTTGACCACTACGCGTGAGCTTGTGCTGAATTATACCGCGACGAACTACAATCTCATGGTTCTTGTTCAAGTCACGATTGAGTCGGTAAGCGGCGATGGCGAAGTCGCATCTATCTCGGAAGGACAGGGCTTGCTTTCATCAGCGGGCTTCGAGCGACGCTCCCGCGCCGTAACGGCAACACCGGCAGGTAATATCGCTACCGAAATTTGGTGGGGATGGATGCCGAATTCCAACGTGGACGTAGCAAACAACGACACGATCACGATCAACACGACGGGCACCGCGTCGGGTGATATCGTGGCCGCTCAGATGTGGGGTCTCGGTGGCACGACCGGCTCGTATGGTCTTGACGATCCGTTTTGGGATGGTGACACTTCTCTCCCCGCGATCAATAGCTCGTCCGGCGCATCGCCTGTACCGAACGCCACCGATATGTCCACGATCACGCCATCGACATTGCTGGTCGCGTGGACCGCGAACAATAGTGCGCCAGAGCCGGGTTACGTCGATCCGTTCATCACACTGGTTTACGATCCGCCATACGCGGTGCAGCCGATCACAGCATTCTTCTCGAATGCGCCGCCGCTCTACATGGGCTTCGAGTATTACTTCTCGCAAGGATTGGCCTCGAACGAGACCGCAGAATTTCTTGTAGACCCGAACCCGAACGGCTGGCTCATGATTGGTGACGCGATCCCTGTCGGACCGCCGCAACCGCCGAACGGCGTATGGGCGTCCACCGAAGCGCGCGATACTTTCTCAGCGCATGGTTTCGTGCCGGTGCAAGTGGCGTGGCACTCCACCGATCACGCCGACGACTTCACAGGCGCGCCGCAGACAGTGCCGTTCCCGGGCGTCGGCGCGGGATGGCTCGGATGGGTCAAGGCTTACGCTGCAATGGCGGCTACCGAAACCAAGGATGCGATGGGTTTGTACGGATGGGTTATCAATCACCCGATCACCGGCCAGATCGTTTCGCATGAGGATAAGGATCGTCTGTCATTCAGCAATCGCTCGACGGTCACCGGCACCATGGGCGCGGTCGAGCACAAAGATCATTTGTCGTCGGCGGGCTTTGAAATCCCCCTTGAGGCCCGGCCGCCGATTGCAATCAAACGCCGACTGTTGATCGTGACATGACTAATTATGACCGCATAACCACGGATGGCTCGATCCGCGTCACGACTGACGGTTCGATCCGCATTATCGACCTTGGCACGGCGGGCGGCTTGTGGTTCTCTGTCGAATACACGGACGCCTTCGCGGGGGCTGGCGGCTCGAATTGGGCACCGACCACTCTCAACATTTTCGGTCGGTTGCTGGCAGCGCAAGCCCTCGCCAATGATGGCGATAGCTCACCCCACGGTTTGCTGCCTATTGACTCTACGGACTACAGCCCGCAGCACCGCCAAAAGCGGTAGTTGACAGGTGTTAACCACGATGCTAGGAAACCCGCGAACGCCCGCCCCCGGGTCCTTAGTCCCCTTAAATCCGGCGGCAACGGAGAAATCCCATGTCTGTCGTCTATAACACAACGCTAAAAAACACCCGCATGACGGCGGTTGTTGCGGCCATCGACAACGGCGGCGCGGGTTCGCTTCTGTTCGGCGCGGCCGGTGGCTTCACTGGCGCGAACCTTCTCGCGGTCATTGCTTTTAGCGGGACTTGCGGCACCGTCTCTGGCGGCGTGCTGACATTCTCGGGCACTCCGCTTGTTGACGCGTCGGCCGCTAACACTGGCACCGCTACGCAAGCCGAAGTCGAAGATGGCACCGGCCACGTCGTCATCTCGGGCCTTGTGGTTGCTACATCGGCTGCGGACATCGTGCTCTCGTCCACGTCGATTGTCGCGGGTCAAAGCGTGACCATAACTGCGGCCTCGATCACCCACGGCTAACGTGCAATCACTTCTCATTCACGGGATGCACGGCCTCGGTGACAACATCCACCAACGTGCGGTCATCCGGGCATTGCTCAAGCGCGAATACAGTATCGCGCTTGAGACATCGTGGCCGTGTGTCTATCACGATCTTCCCGTTCGTTTCATCCGCAAGCCGGTGGCACTGCGCACGCAATTGAAGAACGCAGCGCGCGAAGCGGCCAAGTTCGCGCCGACTCCGCCGTCGCATCATACCAACAACGCAATCCAAATCTCGTACAATCGGTCGAGTGTCGGCTCAGGCACGATCCTGCAAGCGATGTTCACCGCCGCTGGTATCGGCGGCGACTACGCGGACGCGGACTACACTCTGCCGATCCCGTGGGAATGGGATGATGCGCTCACCAACAAGATCGGGCAACCGCCGGTCACCCCGAAGCCGCTCATGATCTATCGGCCACTGGTCATGCGGCCGGAGTGGCGTGGCAGCGGTCTCCGCAACGCGAACCCTGACCAGTATGCAGAATTGATAACTATGGTACGGGATAGCTTCTTCGTTGTGTCAGTTGCGGACCTTGAAGCGAACCGCGAGTGGATCGTCGGCCCGCAATTGATCCCCGACGTGTCGCTCAATCACGGCGAGCTTTCATTCGAGACGATGGCGGCGCTGTTCTCGCGAGCGGCAGTCGTGTTCACATCCAGCGGCTTCCCGGCGATCCTCGGACCGGCGGTGCGAGTGCCGACAATCTCGATCCAAGGCGGCTTCGAGCCGTCGTCATGGCACGCGGACGGTGCGAAGTTCGCGCCGTATCTCGGCATCGACCCGATCAATCCGTGCATCTGCGCCACGTCGGCTTGCACGAAGATGTGCGCCAAGACGCTCGATATGCCTGTCGCCCGGCAGCGAGTCGCCGAATTCCTAGGGCTTTCAGCAACCGCTGAAAGCCGCCCGGTCAGTGAAATCTTCGCCCCGGCCATCTATCCGCCGCCCTCACGGCGGGGTCCAGCGCCCCGTACAGCGCCGCAGGTACGCGTGGGGCATCCGTCTCTATTGGCGCAGCGTAGGCCGCCCGTTAGGGCTTGACGGGCTTCCTACGGCATGGTTAATGCCTCTGTATCCCCCGGAGGCCGCTCCCGTGCTCAATCTCCCCGATGTCACCCTCGTCATAGCCGAGACTCGGTGCCATGAATTGATGCGGCTCACCCTCACCGACATGGTGCTCAAGGTGAACTTCGGCGGCATCATTATCCACACCGACAAGCCGGAGCTTATCGGCATCCCGGCCCCGGCCGAATACATCCACGTCCCGGACTGGCCTGACAAGTGGAAGCAGGGCGCGTTCTACTACATGGAAGCGCCGCACGCCGTCAAAACTTCGCACGCGCTCCTCATTGAATGGGACGGCGGCCTTCGCGATGTGGGTTGCTGGACTGATGATTTTCTCCAGTACGATTATGTCGGCGCGCCGTGGATTTTAGGGGCGCGCATGGGGCGGCGCGAGCACTCAGTCGGCAACGGCGGTTTCCTGCTACTGTCAAAACGAATGGCGGATTACGTTTACCCACGGCGCGCTCAATTGCAGATCATGACCGACATGCAGTATGCCCGCGACCGTCGTGACCTACTCGAAAGAGAGATGGGCGCGAAGTGGGCACCGGAGGCGCTGGCGCATCAATTTTCATACGAGCACTACTACGAGCCGCATCGCTCGCAATCAGCACCGAGTTTTGGCTACCACGACATCTTCAACTGGCCGCTTGCGCTCAGCCATGACGAAGTTCTCCGTCGCACCCGGCTTGTGATGCAGAACGAATACATTGTCAAACAAACATCCAAGCTCAGCTTGCTGGCACGGTCGTGGCCGTGGGTTCGCGATGAAATCGGCCATGAGGAATACGATGCAGCGGTGCGGCATGAGACTCGCCGCAGTCATTACCAATCGCAGCCCGGTTCGCTTACGCACCACGTCGGCCTGCCGCATCATGTTCAACACTTGCCGCAAATTCGGCAACGTCATCCGATGGTCCGTGCGCGCTTAAACCAACGACACACCGGAGTCAAAGCATGAGCACTGCATTGATAACGGGAGTGACAGGACAAGATGGTTCGTACCTCGCCGAATTTCTATTGGAGAAGGGCTATGACGTTCACGGCATCAAGCGCCGGTCATCGTCCTTTAATACCGGACGCATCACTCACCTTATCAGACATGAGAATTTCCACTTGCACTTCGGCGATCTAACCGACTCCACCAACATCATCCGCATTCTGGATGAAGTGGCTCCGAACGAAGTGTATAATTTGGCCGCGCAGAGCCACGTCCACGTCAGTTTCGAGACACCCGAGTACACCGCCAACGCGGACGCCCTCGGCACGCTGCGGATGCTTGAGGGCTTGAAAATGGTGCGGGGTTTTGAATATGAACCTCGTTTCTATCAGGCTTCGACTTCCGAGATGTATGGTAACGCCCCAGCGCCGCAATCCGAGACGACGCCGTTCTGGCCGCGCAGCCCCTACGGCGCGGCCAAGCTTTACGCTCACTGGATCACCGTCAACTACCGCGAAGCCTACGGGATGCACGCCTCGAACGGCATTCTGTTCAACCATGAGTCCCCGCGACGCGGCGAGACGTTCGTGACGCGCAAGATCACGCGGGCGGTCGCCGCAATATCGAAGGGCGAGCAAGACTTCCTATCCCTCGGCAATCTTGACGCCTTGCGCGATTGGGGTCACGCTCGGGATTATGTCGAAGGGATGTGGCTTCTCCTGCAACAGCCCAAGCCGGGCGATTACGTTTTCGCAACCGGCGAGACCCATACCGTGCGGGAGTTTGTCGAGTTGGCCTTCGCAGAAGTCGGTATCCCGATCACATGGTCCGGGAGCGGCATAGAGGAGCGCGGGATGTGGCAAGGTAATGGCTTGGTCCGCGTCGATCCCCGCTACTTTCGGCCTACGGAAGTTGATAAGCTGTTGGGCGACCCGACCAAGGCACGCAAGCTTGGATGGCATCATAAAGTCGGCTTCAAAGAACTGGTCCGGGAAATGGTAGCGAGTGACCTGAATGGCAACACTTGATAAAGTTCACGCGAAGGAAGCGGACATCGCGCGCACCCTCTTGGCCGACTACCGGGGTGCGAACGGCGAGATTATCCTGCCGCGTCAGCGCGCCGACCGACTGCAACAAGCAATTTGCGAAGCACTGGTAGAGGTACAGAAATGAATGAGGACACGCGAGTCGCGGTGTGTTGCTATGATGGTGACGAGCAACAAGTCGAGCAATCAATCGCCTTCTATCTGCACCACGAATGCCCGATCACCATTCTCTCGCCGAAGAACGCTCCGGCGGAGATATTAAACTATGCTGGCGTCGATAATCGGTTCGCCGGAAAGCGTGCCCGCTCCGGTCCTGACGCTCACGCGCGGCATCTGGAGCATCTGAAAATCTTGCTCACATATCCCGAAAACCATTTCTTCATGCACGAAAGCGACAGCGTGTGCCTCGACCCGAAAATCCCGGACTACCTCTATGCGGAGCCGCACACCGTTTGGACGAACGAGGGTCGCGCAATGGATGAAGCCGTGAGTAGTTTCCCGGCCGGATGCCCACCTCTATCGTTTCAAGCGCCGTGGTTCTTGTCCCGGAAAACAATCGAGGCTTTTGTCGCGGTCGCGCCGCAAATCCCTTACATCCCTCAGTTGGAGTGGGTGGACAACTATCTCGTTCAACTCACGCACGCGGCGAAACTTCCGCACAAGGGTTTTCGTGATCGCTACCTTGGCCCCATCTCGGGGCGATATAACGAAGCGACCGGAGAATTTTTCACCCCCGATGGTGCCGGTGTATTCGGTGCGCCTATCCAACCTGACCTTGGAAAAATCTACAACGCGAGCTTCGAGAAGGCGCTCGAATATGTCCGGAACGGCGCGTGCATGATCCATTCGGTGAAAAACGCATTCGCGGCAAAAGAGTTGTTGGCCGCGTACAAGAGGAAGCCATGAACGAGAACACAAGAGTAGCCGTGTGTTGTTACTCGGGGGACCAGCCGCAGGTCACGGCGGCTCTTGAGCTTTACATGCACCATGAATGCCCGGTCGTCATTCTGTCCCCGGACGACGCGAAGGTCGAAATATCGGGCGTCGAAAGCCGCTTCGGCGGCAAGCGTGCGTACACGGGTCAGGACTCGCTCGACCGTCAGCGCGAGCATCTGAAAATCCTATTGTCGTACCCGGAAAACCATTTCCTGATCCACGACTCGGACAGCGTTTGCCTCTCACCGGAAATCCCGCAGTACCTTTATGCGGAGGATGCGCTATGGTCAAACCTCGTCGTCGATAACATACCGGGGCGCGAACATGGCTACTACCTGAATGGGTTTCCGCGCCTCGCTTTTCAGCCACCATACTTCGTGAGTCGAAAAGTGCTTGAGCGATTGGTCGCTTCCGTCGAGGGCGGCAACCTTACCGCTAACCCGACACTGCCCTTCATAGATCACTACATGGTTCAATTGGCGGTTCACTCCGGGGTGCCGTGGAAGAATTTTCGCGACGGCATAACCGGCCCGATTTCCTCCGACCATAGCTCTTTCGTCGCGGCGTGGAACGCGGTCCAGCGCGGCGCGGTCATGATCCATTCGGTCAAGTCCCCTGACTTCTGGCGGCCTCTTATGCGAGCGCGCGAGCTTTATCTCACGGGTGTATACTTCCCGCCGCCGCCGACGCCGCCGCCGATGCAGTGGTCTCATGAACAAAATCAATCGCGAAGCCGCCAAACCGAAATCGAGCGACGGATAGCCATCAATCGCGTTGGACGCGCACGCTTCGGACAAGTACGAGGCAGAGGAGTAAGAGCATGAACAAGGATGACACGATCCTCGTCACTGGCGCTGGCGGACTCGTCGGCACCGCCGTCGTTGAACACCTCACAACGGAAGGCTTCGCCAACGTCGTCCCGCTTTATCATGAGGACTGCGACCTGACGAATGGCACTCGTACTCACGACTTGTTCATGGGCATTCGACCGAAGCATATCTTTCATGCCGCCGCGTGCGTATTCGGTATCATGGGCAATATGAACAATCAGGGCAAGTCGTTTCTCGTCAACACGCGGATCAATTGCAACGTCATCGACGCGGCGAAAGAGTGCAAAGCCGAGAAGATCACCGTCATGGGCACCAATGCGGTCTACCCGTTCCCGCCGAAGCTTCCGTTCAACGAGCGTGACATCTTCGACGGCCGCCCGCACTCGTCTGAGAGCGGTTACGCTCACGCCAAGCGCGGGATGCTCGCGATGCTCGAAGCCTATGAGCAAAGCTACAGTCTCCCTTGGGCCTACATCGTATCATGCAATCTGTACGGGGCGCGCGACAAGTTTGACCCGGTTAATGGGCATGTCGTGCCGTCGCTCATTCGCAAATTCCATTACGCTTGGCTTCACGGTGCCCCCGTCACTGTTTGGGGCGATGGTTCGGCGCGGCGCAATTTCCTGTACGTCAAGGATTTGGCGCGCCTCTCGCTCACTGTGATGGAGTCAGTTCATGGCGCGATCAACGTCGGCGATGGGACGGTCTACTCAATCCGGCAAGTCGTCGATACACTCTCCAAGATCACCGGGGTCACGGACATCAAATGGGACGGGACCAAACCGAACGGCCAAATCTACCGCGCCGCCGATCTTTCCTTACTGGACGCGACCGGCTTTCGCCCGGTATACTCGCTTGAACAAGGCTTGAAAGAAACGTGGGACTGGTATGTTGTCAACCACAGATAATCGCGGCTACTACCTGATCGAAGGCCGTTGGGAGCACACGCACAACGCGCCCGGCGAGGATGCGTTTTTTAAGATCGACGAAATTGGAGGCACCCTCGATGATGCCAAACGAGCCGCGCAGACTTATTTCAACCGACACGTTGCACCAAATCGTTGCAGCCTCGAATGGGTTGTCGGTATCAACCAGAAAAAGCAATGCCACTATGCCCACGACCCCGACATCACTCTCCGGATCACCCGCTGACGTGGCACTCGTCGTCGGCGGCGGCGGTGACCCCTTGTCGGAATACGGGGCCGCTCGCGCCATGTGCGAAGCTGCGGGCAAATCGGTCGCGACGTTCGTGTGTAACGACACACTCATGATCTTCCCCGATGTCGTCGATTACGCCGGGACGTTGCACCCTGACAAGATGCACGGCTGGCAACGCGAACGCCTCAAGAACAAGTTGCCTATGCCGTTCGGACAGATTTGGTGCCACCGCGACTATGTTGGTTTCTCGCACAGCACGCGTGACTGGCAAGGATCGTCGGGCATGTTGATGATGAAAGTCGCGCTCGAAACCGGCCACTCGCATGTCATTCTCTGCGGCATCCCGATGGAAATAGACGCCGACCACATCTTCCGGCATCAGGCGTGGCACGCTGCGACGGGCTTTATTCGCGGCTGGCGTCGTCACATGAACGAAATTAGACCCTACGTGCGCAGCATGTCCGGATGGACGATGACCGAATTAGGTTATCCTAGCTTTATGTGGCTTCTTTCTGATATACCGAGAGGACCGTTCCGGCGTGAACAACCGCCCGGCAAGGCGTGAATAAAATTTTCGCTTGACATCCTTTCCAACTTCCTTTATGCCCCCCGGCACGCGCTCCACCTTGCCCAAGGTCTGCGGCGCATCGGAGAAGTACCGTGTCGTTGTTTTTAAGCTCATACGATATGCCAGCCACCGTCACGCGGAATATTCCGCGCGGGTGGCAGCTATTGTGCGTGCGAAAGTCCGAACAAGGCTTCCATAAAACAGCGTAATACGGCACAGGACTTCTCACCCTCTGCCGAATTCACAGGCAGACGGGTCTCCAGAGACCAATCAAACGAAAAATCCGTCTGTCTGACGATCACTCGCAAGAGCGGTCGGGATATTTGACATCGTGAAACGTCTCCAAACGGGGACTCGTAACACTGCCTTCGCCTTCGGCGATGCGTAGCAGAACGATCCCCTATGCCGATGTAGCTCAGTTGGTAGAGCAACCGTTTCGTACTCGGGAGGTCCGGGGTTCAACTCCTCGCATCGGCACCAAATTCAAGACGCGACTTAAGTGGCGCGGACAACTAACGCTCGGTTAGGCCAGTGGCAGACCGCCTCATTTGTAACGAGGATGCCGGGGGTTCGATCCCTCCACCGAGCACCAACAAGCCGCTATAGGCCAGTGGTTAGACCGCTTCCTTGGTACGGAAGATGTCGGATGTTCAATTCATCCTAGCGGCACCAATACGTGCGAGT